ATGATGTGTTAGCTTCTACCGTTTCTACACTTAGAAAGTTACTTCCAGTTACAGGTCTTTCTGCAACAGATACGCAAATAATACAAAACTCCGCGCTTTTGGTATCGGTGGGTTCGGGAAACCCAACTGCTGGAGATTCCGACATTACCGTTTTCGTTAACTACAGACTTATCCCAGCTTAATGGCGACCAAAGTAGCAATAGAGGTAGACGTTAAAACGGGTGATGCCAGCGATGAAATAATCTCGTTAAGGGAAGAACTCGAAAAGGTCAAGTCTGCCCAAGAGGAGATGACGAAGAAAATCGAGGCTGGATTCAAGGCTTCAGAGAAAGGTGCTGGGTTAATTAGAAGAGGGTTTAACAAAGTTGGAACGGCTATTAAGGCAGTCGGCAAAGCTGCGGCAATCTTCACGCTGATAATCGGAGCGTTGAATTACCTAAAGGATGCACTCGGAAAGAATCAGAAAGCCGCAGACTTCTTCGGCAAGACACTCGTTACCATTGAGTTGATTATAACCAAGCTTATAAACGATGCAATCGTACCGCTTGGCGAATGGTTGATTAAGGTTTTCACGCGACCACAAGAGGCACTTGATGACTTCATGGATGCGATAAAAGGCATCAGAGATATAACCAACGACATAGCGGACATCTTACAAAGTAAAGTTGCTGTAGCCGTTGACAAGTTGATGGTTGGAATTAACAATCTGAGAGTTGCCTATAACCTTTTAACTGGAGATGTTCAAGCGGTCGCTGAGATAACGACAGATACGGCAAGGCGGCAAACAGAGATAATCGAAGAGCAAGCCAATGCTGCTGCAAAGACTGACAAGGTTATTACCGCAATAACTGAAACGGTCAAGGATGCTTATGATGCAGTTGTTCAAACGGTAAACAATGCCATTACGTTATCTGACAAACTCGTTAACCTTGAGAAGAAAGCGGAGGTTTCAGAAGCTATCAGAGCCAAGAGGCAACTTGCGTACCAAGCAGAAGCGGAGGCACAAAGGCAGATACGGGACGATGTAACCAAGACGATAGCGGTAAGGGTTGCGGCAAACGAAGAACTCGGTCGTATATTGACCGAACAGACGGAACTCGAAACACAATCGGCTTCTGATAAACTCAAATTAATAGACGCTCAAATAGCAGCTTACACTGGTATAACCAACGCCAGCGCGATGAGCGAGGAGCAGATAATGAAGGAGGTTGAGGCTAACCGAATATCAAAGGAGCAAGCCGTTAGTCTTATCCAAGCGCAAACCGAACTGGTTGACATCTACGAAAGGACAGAGGGGCAAAGGTCGGAGCAGTTGACCAATCAAGTGGCACTTGAAAAGGAACTGTTCGACATTCGACAAGAGTTAGCAAAGGTTGAGAAGTCCGACCGAGAACTCGAACTCCTTGAACTTGAGCAACATTACGCAGCACTTGCCGAACAAGCGCGTTTAGCTGGGGACACAGAAACAGATATAGAAGGGGCAAAGCGTGAAGCACTCGCGAAACTCCGTAAGAAGTTCAGAGATGAGGACTTAAAGAAGGAGAAGGAACTGAGGGATGCGAAGGTTAAACTTCAAGAGTCTTACCTTACGGCTACAGGTGGAGTTCTGAACTCCATTAACCAACTTGTTGAGGCAAGCGGCAACCAATCGAAAGAGGCTGTGGCTCTTCAAAAGACGTTAGCCATTGCTCAAATAGCCATTGACACGGCAAAGGCAATAGTCGGGGCAATTGCACAGGCGCAAAGTGTACCTTATCCGGGTAACCTTGTGGCTATTGCTACGGGGGTCGCTGCGGTTGTTGCTGGTATTGCTTCAGCAGTTTCAACATTAAACTCTGCTAATGTACCGGGCGGAAGTGCTGCAACGCCAACCGCTCCACAAGTAGCAACTGCTCCAGCTATTCAACAAGCGACTGCGGGAACTACCGAACTCGGAGGAGTGGAACAAGCCCAACTCGCACCTATTCAAGCCTATGTAGTGGAAACAGAAGTAACGGGCAACCAAAACAACGTAAACCAAATAGAATCACAAGCAACATTCGGAGGATGAACAAGCTACCAGTAATTTACCTAACAATTGACGAAGACCATGAAACCGGGCTCGATGCCATTTCACTCGTTGACCATCCAGCCACATCGCGTAATTGGATGGCGTTCAATAAGAAACAAAAGTTTTCGCTAAATGAAGAAAAGAGAATCGTGAGCGGCGCGGCAATGGTTGCCGATTATCCCATTTACAGAAAGGACGAGGACGGGCGCGAATATTACGTTGTATTCGATTCGGATGCCATTAGAAAGATAGCTTACAAGTTTATGAAGGAAGGCAAGACCAACGCTACCAACTTAGACCACACAACGGACGTAGAAGGAGTGTTTATGTTTGAATCCTTCTTGATTGATGAAATGAAGCCAACGCCAAAGGGATTCGACAAACTACCGAACGGGTCATGGTTCGTAAGCTACAAAGTCGATAACGATGATGTTTGGGCGCAAGTAAAGGACGGCACTTTCAAAGGGTTCAGCGTTGAGGGTGTGTTCAGCGAGAGCCGACAAATGGACGTTGACAAAATGATAATTGAGGAGGTAGAGAAGGCACTCAGAGCATAGCCAAGTGGCACACCTTTCAAGAATTGCTATTTAAATAAAAACAACGCATGAACATTTCAGAACTTGTGGGTAAGAAATTGCCCGAAATCAAGAAACTACTTTTCAGCGAAACAACCGAAGAGGCTTTCGTTGATGCTAAACTTGTGGACGGTACTATCGTAAGAGTAGAACCAGCTTTGGAAATCGGTGCATCTGTTGCCGTTATCGGAGAGGATGGCGAAACAGTGCCAGCACCTGACGGAGAACATGAACTCGAAAGCGGTGAGGTTGTAAGAACTGAAGGCGGTGTTATCGTTGAGATAATGACTCCTGAGCCAGTTGAGGAAGAAGCAGAAGAAGTTGAGGAAGAAATGGCTGCTGAGGAAACTGAGGAGAAGTTCGATGCTGAAGGTTTCAAAGCCGATATTCTTTCTGCTGTTTCAGAACTTATCAAGTCAGAAATCGCTGCGGCTCAATTCGCCAAGACCGAGAAGGTTACGGACATCGAGAAAGCTGTTGGGCTTATTACCGACATCGTTGAGAAGATGGCAGCTACTCCAAAGGAAGAGCCTTCAAAGAAGGTAGCTAACCCATTCAACAAAGGCATCGACTACTCAGATATGGTAGAGAAGATGCGAGCAATCACTAAGAAATAAACCTATAAACACTATAAAAAATGGCATTTGATGTATCGGGCTTAACAGCCTACATTGAGGAACAAAATTTCCCTCTAATCACAAAGGCAGTAACTGGAGGTCGTACAGCTTCACTTATGGAGAAGCAAGTAGGCGTAAAAGGAGCGACCAAAATCAACCTTATGGATGTTGACGTAAACTTCCAAGATGGTAGCGGTTGTGCTTTCAACGCTAATGGCGACATAACTTTCACTCAGAGAGAAATCAGCCCAGCTAAACTGAAACTGAATATGGAGTTCTGTCCAAAGACTTTGGAGGGGTACTACCTACGTTCGCAACTTCCAAGCGGAGCGCATTACGAGTCTATTCCTTTCGAGGAGCAGTTCGGTGCTTACTTGGTGGAGAAGATTCAGTCTGAGTTGGAAGTAATGATTTGGCAGTCTGATTCAACATTAATATCAGGTAACCTTCAGTTCTTCGATGGTCTTATTGACGTTATCGGAGGCGGTTCGTACATCAATGCAAACACAACTGCATTCGGTTCGGGTACTGCTCTTACTACGGCTTTGACTGCAAACAACATGGTAGAGGCTGTACAAAGAGTTTACGAAGCTGCTGCTGCTGCTATCGTTGACAAGGCTGATGCAAAAATATTCGTTGGATATGATTCCTTCAGAGCGTTGGCACTTGGTCTTCAGAACGGTCTTGGAATCGTTACTGCTGGCGGTCAACTTCAAAACGCTCAGAGTTCATTTGCTGACCTTACTATGGTTCTTCCTGGAACCAACATCGAAATCATCGCAGTTAACGGTTTGACTGGAACTAACGATGTTTACTGCATGAGAACAAGCAATATGTTCTTGGGAGTTGACCTTGAGGATGATGCTTCTAAAATCGAGGCATGGTACTCTAAGGACGACAGAAAATACAAGGTAGCTGTTGATTTGACACTTGGCGTTCAAGTTGCATACCCTGACCAAATTTCTGCTGTAATTCTTTAATCTAAACGGGGAGGGCTTCGGCTCTCCCCTTCACTCTAAAAACTAAAAACATGGCATATACTGGATGTGCACTAACTACGGGTTTCGACCTTGATTGCCGCGATGCCGTAGGCGGAGTGAAGAGCGTTAGATTTGTGAACCTTGACG